ATGGCATTTATTCACCATCAATACGGTAACAACTGGAATTGGGATCCTGTTCTCGGGTATCCCAATCAGAAGGTTGTGTTTTCTGCATTTGAAAAGATCATCTATGTTAATGAGGGTGTCACTGACCTCGACGTAAAAATTGACATCTATTCAGCGTGGAAAGAGTGGACTTTGTTTTCTCCTGAGTATCCTGTCGCAATTGGTTGGAAAGAAGCAATCAGTGCAATTGGTGGTGAACCACTGAACGATACACTGAACGTTGGTAGTACATTCTTCTTAGAGAATAACTGGAGAATACAACCGTTTGCGTCTAAAGATCCATATGTTTTGACTGTGAATGGTAACATTTATACGCGAGAGGCGGGAGGTAATCCGTTCTTGTTTGCAGAAGGTGTCTCGGTAAACCTGACACGTTCTAATTTGGTCGATCAGTTAGTAGCAAATGCTACAGTAACAGAAGCAGATTATCTTGCAATAGCGCAGAAAGTTTGGGAATATTCTACTTTAGTATCTACGGGCGGAAATACTTACGGAACATTAACCAAAGGTATTGATAGCGATCAAACTATTATTTCGACCAAGGTCGATAAAACTTTAACGACCGGAGAATATTTGGCGTTTCAAAAATGATTATATAATTAAGGAGAAATTTATGTCCGACCAAGATGTAGACGCAGCAACTATTACTGTGCCAGATTTAATTGCAGCAATTAAAAATGATAATTTTACTTTAGCAGGAAATCAGTTTAGTGATTTAGTTAATGATAAACTTCAAACTTCTCTAAATCAAAATAAAGTTCGTTTAGCGAGCAGCATATTTAATGGCGGAGAAGAAGATGAAGACGCTTCAGACTATGAA